ATGCGGGCTGCGGAACGACACTCGCTGTACCGCATCCAACCAATAGCAATAAAGGTAGTAAACGTTTCATATGTTTTCTCTCTCTCAGTAGCCAGCTTGCTTCAGCAAGTCGACCATCTTCTCTAAAGTCATAACACAATATTGTTGTGCGGGATCACCAACTCCCATACGTTTAGCGATCAACACACCGAAGTCAGCGTGAGCGTTAGTCGTTTCGACCGCTGTCTCACGCAACCATTCGGACAACTTTAATGTCTTATGATTTTTACATTCCCAAACGATACCTGGTGTACCGGTGATATCCCCTTCGTCGAACTGGCCTGTTAAAGCTTTGCGTTCGGCGTGGGGGAAACCGTGTTCTTGTAAATATCTGGTAACAAGCGTTTCAAACGCTGTCCCTTTTTGCTTTTGCTTGCTCATTGACGGACTCCAATGGTATTCGCTGTTGCCGTTTACTTTTACAAGTGTGCATTGGCACACCGTTCAACGGTACATGGGTTACTAATGTTGTCCTGCATAAGGGACACCACCAGTTTACCAAATGGACATCAGAAAGGTTCTTCGTCATCATCAATTACATCTGCATGCAGGGCTTTTGCGGCACGAGCAGTGGGGTCACTAGCACCCCAACGTAACGAAACACCTACTTCGTCAGCGATAACTTCGACACGCTTACCTTTTGTTCCGTCTTTCTTTTCAAAGTTTTCAATCTGCAAACGGCCAATAACAATTACACGAACACCTTTACCAATTTTGTCGGCAACACTTTCTGCCTGTTCACCGAACACTACGATGTCATGCCAAGTTGTTTTCTTGTTGTCGTCTTTACCAGAAGTGTCAGCGACACTGAATTTAAGGATCGCTAAATTAGCCGGCGTGTATTTCAGTTCGGGGTCTCGCCCTACGTTCCCTGCGATAGTGATGTTGTTCATTTGTTTTGGCTCATTTCTTTGAAGGCGGCACGAAGTTTGTTCATGTCGTCGTTTGTTACATTGGATAGGTCTACGCCAGCGTGATCGGCTACTTTGTCGTGGTCGAGGTTTGCGTCAGCGCATGCTTTAATGAACTTGCCGATGATCTCAGGATCAACAGGGATCGTTGATGTTACTTCAACGTTCGCTACTGGTTTTGGTGCGGGCTTGCGAGCAGGAACACTTTTTTGTGGGGCTGGTGCGTGACCGCCCAGGTCTTCCCATTCGTTCTTAGTCCACAAAGACAAGCTGATACCGAATCGCATAGCGGCGTTACGCAAGAAGTCACCGACAAGTTCTTTGTCTAGTTCTTGTTTGTCTGCACGAACGCTACCGACACCCAACATTTTCTTGCCGTGAACAATGAGGTACGCCCACATGGTTGCCATACCGTTTTCGACATGGATCGCTGGCCGACCATTGTCCCATCCGCATGGTTCGTATGACCACAGTGGATCAATCTCGATGAGGATGCGGGTGATGTCTGCGTGACCAACGAAATCTAGTTGGATGCCACCCTTAGGCAGCTTGCCAACAATCTTCGGATCAGGTACAGCGTAGTTAGTAAGAACTTCCGCTAACAATTTCTTTTGGTTTTCCATTATTTCTCTCCCTTGAATCGCATTACTCTGTATTGGCTTGTTTTCTGGTATTGGCTGAACAACTCTGGCTTCTCCGAGGCGAGCAACTTGCTGTCGAAGGAGGTCTTGGATTGGGGTTTCCACGAAACTACCTGCTTTCCGTTAACGACACCATACTGGTTGTCTTTTAATAGTAAACCGATGGTTGCTTTCAACTCATCTTCTTCAACACCCAACAACTTCTTTTGTTGCTGGACTTCACTTAACCGTGTGAACACTTCAGCGTACTCAGTGAGATCGGCTGTCTCACTACTGGAGTCCACATATGCGGCTGACACTTCATCGTATGTTGCTGGCCATTCGGCAGGGATACTACCGAGTTTGATCCACCACACAAACTCTGTGACAGCACCGATGTGCAACAGTTTTTCTTCCATAGTGACCGGTTGACGGTGAACATGTAGGTCGAGGGTACTGTCAAAGATACCCCAAATGATTTCGTCTACGTTGGCACAGATAGCTTGATGTACACCTTGCCAGTACCAATAGCGAGGCATTACGCCATCCCATTCACGGTTGTATGTTTTGATTTCGGCAACAACTTTTGGTTGTGAGAAATCTTTGAGGTATGACTCTTTGTCTACACCATCAAGGGTCGCAACCATTGGGCTACCAGAGTTCTCAATCGCATACATGACTGACGGTTCGATCAGTTCGACACCGATCTCGTCACCGAGCCATTCAAGAAGTGTGGCTTCCAAACGGTTGCCTCGTTCCATAGCACGATTCTTTTCAGTAACAACAGGCTCATCAGCCATCTTCGCTACAGCCAAACCGTACTTACTGATGAACCGATGCTCACCATGTACAGCAGCAGCTTCCGATGCTGAGATACGAGGGTTACCTTCCTCGTCACGATGTCTGGCTTTAAGCCATTCCATCGACCCGTGGGGTGGTTTAATAAATGTTGATGACATAATCTCTCTCTCTTGTTTGTTTATTTTACTTTACTATAGGGGTGTATGGAAGTCAATCCAATTCTTGATTCCAATTCACTGGCATATGGATAGCCAACGAGTACACGTTAACAATGTTCTCCCACGGAATGTGGTTGATATCGCCAACGACATCAGGTTCTTCAGCATCATTCATAACAGTACCGACCAAAGTCATATAACCAGGCTTACACCTCGGCCACACCCAACCGACAGTGATCGGCATAACAACCTCAGGTTCGTACCCGTCAGTTAAAGTCCACGATGCGTCACCACCGGAATGAGCGTCACGCCACTGCACAACAACCATCGGCCAAGTGGGATCGTCTTCATCGTAAACTTCACTCATCGGGTTCTTCGGTGGGAACGCCGACCGATCCGCACTCTGAGCATCGTCTTCCATCCCGTTGTCTCCAATACTCATCGCATTTTTCGCAGTACAGATATTCTGTCACACATACAGTTTACCTCGCCACCACGCCCTACCGCTATGGATTGGAATTTGCTCATACCAGAATTCCCCGTCACCAGGCTGATATGTGACCACGGCTAACCCTTGTTGCCAATCCTCGACTATGGGCAATGGGCGACCATCAAGGTCTATGCCACCCTTTGTCGAAGGAACTGCACCATCTGTCTTAGCGAGTGTACCTGGTGAAGCTGCAAGGATGGTTTTTGCGCCATCGTAATCTTCACGTGACCGTTCTGCCCATTCACGCCTGTGGATGTGTCCGAATACCACGCTGGTTTTTGATGTTGCAAGGTACTTATGGGCCGTGGAGCTTCCGCTTGCCACTTTGTCCCCGTGGATGACCCTGATACGTTCGTTGATCCAGTACGACGAGGCGGGGTAGCCAGCCAAATACCTAATCCGATACTCATCGAAACGACACAAATGAGGGACACTGAGAATAGGCCAACTATCCGGTGTGTTACCTCTGCGTAAACCGAACGCTGCTTTGGCGTTGTCAAGGACATAGTTGGGTAGCCTTTCTTCATGGTTTCCTGCGAGCCATACGATGTCTGCGTTGGGGGCGGCTGCCCGTAGTTCGGCAGAGAACTTGGTCGCTCGGTCAATAGATGCTTGGGTTGTTTGGGCGAACGCAGGGGACAGACGGTACTTGCCGAATTCGGGGAAGTCCATGTTGTCGCCTACGAGGATTACTTTTTCAGGGTTACTTGATGCCACAATATTGAGAGCGATAGTTAACGCTGTCTCGTCGTGAGTTGATACGAGTTCGCCGTTGCTGTCACGGTAGTAACCGAACTGGATGTCGGGCAGGATCACAGCAGTCTCATACCCGTCAGGTTTTGTTATCGGTTTCGGTAACACCATTTTGACATTGGCTGGTTTACCAGGGTTAATAACAGGCCATTGTGGGCCTGTCTCCCATGCCGGCGAGAACTGGATGCCCATGAGGTCATGGATTTCTGCTTCGCCTTCATCGTTTTTGGTGAGCGACTGGTAGATGGATACTCGACCGATCTGCCCTACTTCATCAACGTTGATGCCTTGCCGTTCAAGTAGGTCTGCGATCTTGCCGAGGACTTCTTTACGGTTAGCGGGCGGCCCGACTATGAGTTCTTCACTTAATGCCACAAGAACACTTCCCTTCCAAATGCTTGCGTAAAGCAAGTTTGCCGATGATATAACCGTTGTTTGCTAACACGCCCCGTAACCATATCGCAGTCCACGGATATATGCCTGACGTTTTATCGCCGGCACGACCTTCTTTAACTTTATTGATAGCTACTACTAAAGCTTGTCGTTCAACTTTGTCTAACTCATCTAACAAATATTTAATTTTGCAATCAAAATATTTAGGATTGTTTGGCTGCTTGTACAACTCGTCTGCGAGACTCATGTTCCTCCAGTTTGTCTATGATGAAACCGAGACGGTCGCCATCATCTCTCCCTTTAGGTATCACTCTAGTTAAGTAATACCTGATTTCAGGGTACAGTTGACTAAGTTCGGTACACAATGTCAAGCATCTCCTATAAAAAAGCCTGTGGGCTGGTTGTTTGTTATTCTTCAGACTGGTGAGCATGCCAGTCTATATGCTTGTCTAGTCGCCGGCGCACAGTTTTCATGTCGTCACGAACTTCGGTCAACAGTTTGATTGATTGACCGTGTTGCTCAGTGTTTCTTTTATCGAAACGGGATAAGAACCACATGACAGGCCCGCCGATGAGGGCGACCGCAATGGGGACTAATACTAATTCCACGACTCACTCGTCGTCGTTGTTAGATTTGTTTGAGAGCGCAGCTCCTGCGGCGAGACCCGTGAGCGCACCTGTGATGCCAGCAGTCAACGGGCTTAATATCTCGAACATTTTAATATCCGCTTCAGCCATCTTGTCAGGCTGGTAAACAAAAATGAGTGAGTACAAGAGTCCACCTACGATGAACGCTAAAACTCCTGCAAGTGTCAGAACAAGTAAGGCACGTACTCGTGCCGTGATCTCATCCGGCGATAGTCGTTTGCGGGGGTTCTTGGTTTCTTGGGTCATCAGCGGGATTCCTATAGCGATCAGAACATGCGGTTATAAACGAAGCTAACAGCACACAGCCCACGATGGCTAGGTTAAGTCGGCTACGGGTAATCATACACCAATTTTAGCAGGTTTGTTACTTGTCTATCATGCTCGCACTAATAAATAAGGCGAGGCTTACGGCACTGGCGATGAGGCCGATTGTTTGGGTTTGTCCTGACAGGGTGATGATGACTAGCACGAGTCCTGATGCCATTACGCCTGCTTCAAAGAGGGTTTTCCATAGTTTCATTTTGTCTGCTTTCTGTTTGCTACGGGGATTGTTGCTCCTAAAGCGGCGGTTGCTGCGGTGACTGTGCGTCGGGTTGATACGGATACGTTTGATCCGAGGGGGACATAGGTGTCGAATGTCCCGTCAAAGACGTTGATTTCTTCCTCAAAAGCTTCTCGTACTTCGGGGGGTGCGTCTTGGACTGCATCAATGATTTCGGCGGCTTGTTCGGGGGTGAGTTCATCTACGATGATGGCATCAAAGATTTCGGTTGCTTCGTCTGCTGTGACGGTAGCGAGAACTTGTGGGTCGGTAGCGTAGGCGACCGCTATTTCGGGTTCTACGGCTTCCCCTTCTACAATCGGGGGCAATGTCGTAGTTGTGGTTTCGGGGCTGTCAGGGGCGGTCTGAGGGGGTTCTGAGGTGGTCTCTGTAGGCTGCGAGGTAGGCGGGATGGTAGTCGTCGCTGTCGTAGTAGGCGGAGAGGTTGTCGTCAACGGGGGTACGCCAGTAGTCGTCACGGTGGGTGGAGCTTCCGTTACAGGGACAGTCGTCTGTGGGACAGTAGTAGAACTTGTCGTCGGAAGGATCGTGGATGTTGTGGGCAGTTCCCATGTTGTTGTCGTCTCCGGTATTGAGGTGGTGGAGGATGTGGTTGACGGTGGTTCGCCAGGCGACTGCGTTGTGGTAGGCAATTCGGGCTGGGTCGTCGTCGAAGATACTTCGGGTGGGAGCGATGTTGTCACCTCAGTTGTAGTCGTGGGGTCGGTTTGTAACCCGTTGTAATACAGTTCGTACTGGATATTCCATTCGCCACCTCCCCGCCATACGTCAGGTTCGTAGCAACAAGTGGATGCCCGTAAACGGTATCGGCCTGCGGGTACTTCTATCTCTATACGGGATTGTAACCCATCAAAGTCGTCGTTCGTGAACAATAACACCCCGTCTTCTGTGTATAACCAGAGTTGGGGGTCTGACAAAAATGTATCAGATTGATATGTTCTTGCCACAAACAGAGTTGGTTCGGAATAGTCAAACCAAAAGTCTGTGGGTTGGGTGACAATAACTGTTGCTTCAGCGGATGCTGGGGTAACAAAAGCTAATGCTGTGACGAATACGAGTGTGAGTCGAAGTATGTATCTCAACGAACGTCAAGAGTGGGGAACGCTGCGATTGCTTCTGTTACTGCTTGTGGGAGAGTGTCGCCTGCTACATAGCGAATGTGCCATGCTTCAGCGTTTGCACCGTCTTTAACTTCCCATGAGAAACCGAACTTCAAAGCGTTGCTTGTTAAAAATCCGTCACCGAGCAACCATTCAAGACGCTTACCTGAGCAGTTGGCAACATCAATTGCGAGTCCGATGCCATGATTACTAGTCCCTGGGCTTCCAGCAGGGGCGACACCCTTCTTCAAATACCATGTCTTACCCTGATAGGTACGAGTGACTTGTGGTGTACGACCTGTAGGGGCGGCTTCGTAACGAGAGTTGAACAGATTGATCTGTTCGGGTAGTGGGCGGTATGCGCCGACGTGCTTCAATTCGATTCCGTCGAAGTATGCGGCGAGTTGCATGGCGTTCCATGCGGTTGCTGCTAGACGGTGGAGTTTGCCTCCTGGTGATTTAATGTCACGTAGTAGGGCGGGGTTGATTTCGCCGTTCTTTTGTCCTGCGAGATCGGAGGGCATGATGATGGGGAGTACGGTGTATGTGGTCATTGTGTTTCTTTCTGTGAGGGTTAGTCCATGATCCTGGTCATCCAAAGACGACCAGTAATATTTTTGCCACTTGATCCTGGATAAAAATAAAGTTTGATTACATCAGTAGCTTCTAAATATAAAGATTTTCCGTCAAATGTTTTTGTGGTTGTAACACGAGGAGTTGAGTTTGTCCCAACTTCAACACCATTTAGTTCAATATACGCATATGTTGTATTGCTAGTAACATCCGAAGATATTAAATATCCAATATTGTATAAACCTGTCAATCCAGATGGAACTGTAATAGAAGCAGAAGTAGCAGATATAAAACCACTAGCATCCGCATCTTCTGTATCCCATGAAACATAACCACCGGTACTACCTGAGAAGGCTTGTGTTGCTGCTCGTCGAAGTTTTAATTCTATCAAACCTAATTTTGCAACTGTTATTGCACTGTCAGCAATATCGGCAGTTGCTATAGTCCCGTCAAGAATCATCGTGCTAGTAACAGTCCCTGTATCTGCGGCTGTGATAGCAGTACCAGAAATTTTAGTTTTAGTAATCGCTGCTGAAGCATTAATATCTGCATCAACAATAGTTCCGTCAGCAATCTTGGCCGATGTAACAGAACTATCAGCCAATTTACCTGTCGTTACAGCAAGATCATTAATCTTCCCTGTCGTAACAGCAAGGTTCACAATCGCAGCAGTATCAACCGCATCATCAGCTAACTCCGAAGCACCAACAGCGTTAGCAGCGATCTCATCAGAACCAACAGCACCAGTAGCGATCTTTGCCGCTGTAATAGCATCATCAGCGATACCAGCAGTAGCGACCTGACCCCACTCCGGAGCAGTCGCACCACTATTCACCCGCAAAACTTGGGCCGCAGTACCAATACCGACACGACCAAAAGTAGAAGCACCATGAATAAGAATGTCACCCTGCGTCGTCAGCGTCGAAGCAAGTTCGTTAGCTTCATCAGCATCAGTAGCAGTGAAGACAGGATAAATAGTTGAAGCACTGTTGTGAGCA